GCAGGTGCAGGTGCAGGTGCAGGTGCAGGCGCAGGTTCGGCTGTTGGCCTAGTCTGTCCGGGGAACAAGTGTGGTTGTCCATCGTCTGCCATTGAGGTCAAGAATCCGAGGCCATGCTGTGATGGGTCCATGACTGCTTCTCTCATGAGAGCCTCTCTCAAAGCCTCCCATTCTGGTCCACTTCCCAATTTATCTTGCCCTCTCATTCGCTCTGCGGCCAACTTGTTGGCCCATTGCTGAAGAGTCATACCAGATACTTCTTGTCCCTTCTTGTTGTATCTAACTGGCATATCTTTGTGAGTGACTCTCTGACGATGTGGGCGTTCGCTAAGGGGTTTCCTTGCCTTGAGTAGTATCCAAGCGTTTTCAAATGGATTCATAGTCTAGCCTCCTCGTTCCTGTCTCCCAAATTGTATTCCATAGGTTTTCCACAAGCACCGCAATCTGCCCTCCAAAGGAAGTGGAGCATCCCGCAGTATTTGCATCGAGTCCCTGCACCGATATTAAGGATGTCGCCAACTTCAGAGGTTCTTGCCCTCTGAGAACGAGTCACCCCATTTAGTGGATGCTCGGTGTCACGGACGACACCATCGCCGTATTTCGTGTCCACACGGACGTTCTGCTTCTGCGCTCGTGAGATGTCGTCTATCTCTAGTGTTCTGACTTCAAACCCCATTAGGTTCACCTTGTGACTACCAGATAGATGTTACCGAGAACTGTAATTGGTTCGGCTGATACAATCGTACCTATATCTGTCCCATCGGTACGACCAGCGGTATCAATAGCAGTAGCCTCGGCCAGTTTGAGGTATATCTTGTGAATCAGACTATCTGCATTACCAGCGACTCCAAGAGAGTTGGTGATACCCGCCAAATCGCCGGGGGCATCCCAATCCCACTTGTCACCCAAAGTGGAGAAATCCTTTGGGCTAAAAGGCCCAATCACAAGGATGTCTACCATTCTATGTCACCGCCCAATCAGCGCTGACCTAGAGCAAACCAAGTTCCGCCACCAGAGCCCGCTTCTGCCGCGTATCCTGTAGTTCCGCTTATCGAAGTCACCATTGCTCTTGCTACTGTGTCTGTCTCATTGCAAACGAAGAGCATAATCTTCGATAGGTGGTCGGACAGGTCCACTGCGATTGTTTCACCATCCGCAAAGGTTCCTGTCACTACTACTAGGTCGCCCAAAACGTGCTTTCTGCTGTCTATTGTTGCCATATTATATCACTCCATTGTGTTTTCTTGTTGAGTTTCAGCGACTTCGGCCACTTCTTCTACCAGTGGCTCAGATGCTGAAGGATTTAAGTGTTCCTCGACCATTCCGAGAAGAACTGTCTTCGTCTTGTATCCGTATCCGATTTCTACGCCTTCGTCACCTAGCCACTTCTTGATGTTAGCCACCGTCCATGAGGGGTCGGGTATTCCGTCATTCCCCTCATCGGCGTGTGCCTCGTATCCGGTTAGCATGAACTCATCGTTAATCCTATTTGCGTATTGGGCGCACCACTCGTCAGTGACGGTAATCTCCATCCCACGAGTCATCTCGCCTACGCCGCCCGGACCCTTGCGAGTCCAGTACATACCGTTATACTTGAGAGTGGGCATTCAGCCCACCTCAAGCAAGTAGTACGGTTACGTAGTTGTCGTCCATTGCGGCTAGTCCTTTCACACTCACAGTGGAACCAGAAACAGTCACTTTAGCCATCGTGTCGTGCTCTGCACTTCCGTGAACGAATCCTAGTAGGGCCACAATCTTGCTGATTGGAGCAGGGTTGGTCTTTGCTCCAGTCTGTAGGTTGCCCTTGAACTCAAGTCCTCCTTCGTTGGTGTGCTTTAGGTCGAACTTCACCGTAACCATTCTGAGACTTCCACCGGACACGTTGGTCGTGTCGGTGTTGGTCGCATTGAATGCGGCGAGAGCATCGCCGGGGTATGTACCCGCGGCGGCTCCGGCTCCACTCAACCATCCGGTTTCACCGGGAAGAGACCCGGTTCTCATGTCTAGGTCTAGGACGATGCTCACATTTTCCATGATTGCTGTATCGTACCCAACCTGTATACTGCTGTTCAGACTGTCTGTTTCGTATGTATCTATTGCCATATTTTTTCACCTCTGTTATTATCTCCAAAGACCCCAATCACTTAAGGTCTCTCACGCTCCCTTGTGCTCCGAAGAAAGTTGTCCAGACCTCACCCATTGTTCGGTATAGTCCTTCTTGACCCAGCCTGTTGATGGCGAACGGGTCGCCAGTCTCGATGCCGCTCTCAAAGTATTGCGTTGGTATTGCGGTGGAGAAGTGCATATAGTCGGTGTCTAGGTAGTAGATTCTACCGATTCCGTCCTGTGTTATGTCCTTGGAAGGGATGATTGGAACACCGTTGTAGGTTGCCACGATGAATCCAGCCTCGATACCGGGAACACCCTTCACACCGTTGTAGGTGGGGGTGACCCTCTTCTCTTCCATGAACCTCTGCTGGGACTGTAGTAGTTGCTGTAGCCTCATCAGAGTGTCGTAGTGCGTTAGCATGACCTTGGGGTTTCCACCACGGACCCAGAGTTTCTGGAACATATCGTCCAGATGGTCTAGGCTCATGGTTCTCTGAGATGCCGTTGCCGCGTCTGCCGCACAGGATACCTCTGCCTGCGACCAATCGTTGGCCGCTCTACTGATTGAGTAGATGTCCAGTCTTGCGGCGTTTGTCACGTGCTGAGTGCCTCCACCACTGACCTTTAGTCCAGTCAGACCAGCCGCCGCGTTGTCAGCGGCGGTAATCCTGTCTAGGGACTCAAAGTTGTTGTTAGCCAAGTTGTCAGCATCGTCAGTGAGCATCTTGTTCACGGACTCTGCGTGGTGCTTGCCCATCTCTTCCTTGAGAACCGAGCGGATGTCTCCCATCCCATCGTCCTTGTCTGCTAGGAAGATAGCCGTCTCAGACATATCGAAGGTGTGCGCGATAGTCTTGGGCTTTGCGGCAATGTGCTGGAACACTGGCCTCTGTGTGTCGGGTAGGGTTGCGTTCTCTGCAACACCACCGAGTAGGCTTCCAGTATCAGCGGAAGAAGGCTTGGCTGTGATGACTCTCCATCCAGACCTGTCCCATGGCCTCTTAGGTAGGATGCTGAATGCGTTGAACTCTTGGTTCAGTTGCGACCACACCTTGCGTCCGTAGATTGCTTGGTAGGTTCCAGCAGTCGTGGACAGCATGGGGCTGTCGGCCTTCAGCAACTCGCTACCAGAGTATGAGTAGCCCATTGCGTTTCCAGCGCCATAGTAATAGCGCTCCATATCAGTTATTGTTCGTACGTAATCTCTTGCCATAATCAGTTACCCCCTTCAAATGCTCGTCCAGCGAGTGCGTGTACCTCGTCCCAAGACATCTGGGCTAGGTCGCTCGTTGAAGGAATTGCCATAGCGGTGTTTGCTGACTTCTGAAGAGTCTCGCCGGTCTCTGCTGGAGTGCCGATTGCGTCAATCCTCTCTCCAAGAGCCTCGATGGACTTCTGGATGCTTACGATTGGGTCACGTGCGTCGAAAGCCGCGGCCTCAGCCTTGGAAATCTCCTCGGTCCTCTCGTGATTGTATCGGTCAGCGAAGTGGTGCTCAAGGCTTCCCTTGAACTCCTGCTCTAGAGCCGCGGCCTTGTAGACCTCGTATGCGGCCTCTATGTCGCTTGAATCCACATCACCTGCGGTTAGGTAGTCGGACTTCTTGAGCCCAGCGCGGGATAGAGCGTTAGTGGAGGGCTTCCCTTCCGAAGTTGCTCGACCCTTTACCTGTCCGGTTCGCTGTAGGTCATTCGCAGACATCTCACCGGGAGTGGAACCCATGTTCTGCTTGGCGACTTCGTCGCCATCAAAGTGTGCTCGTGCGGCTCCTGTGTCCACACCAGCGCTCTTTAGGGTGTCTTCCATCCAGTTGAGGTATTCTGAGGTGATAACGTCTGAGAATTCGGACTTCTCGACATCTTCAGTCTTCTCGACATCTTCAGTCTTCTCAGTCTTATCCTTCTTGTCGTCTTTCTTCTCGTCCTTGTCCTCTAGGAAAGCGGGTTTCTTCCCCTTCTCCAGAGAGTCCAGACGGGTTTCAAGACGGCCCAGAACATCACCTATCTGGTTCATCATATTGTCATTTTCTATTTCAGTCATTTTATTCACTTTTCCGTTTTCTTCCTTATCTTCCTTAAGTATTCTGAATGTTGCTTCTGGATTGATGCCTTTTTCGCAGATTGTCACTTCATGTAGTTCCAACTTGCTGATTTCTTGGTAGTCTCCGTGTTTCGGGTCTGATTTTCTGACTCGTTTGAATGCCTGCCCTCCGATACTGAAACCCCTAAGTGCTCCTTTTCGGATTTCGGCGGCGACTTCCTTTGCTTTCTCGATGTCATCACGTAATTGTATTACTACAAACATTCCGACATCATCGACTTCGCTTTTCCACAACCTCCCTTCACTATCTGTATAATTAGGAACCACATCGCCTACTTGTATATTGGAGTGCGCTAGTTGGACGTTTCTGTAAGATGGGTTTTCCATGAACTTACTAAATGCGTCCTTCAATGCCTCCTTTGTTATTAAATCGCCTTGCTTGTCTACCAGTTCTACGCTTGCATATCCTGCGACCACGAGTTCATTCCCTGCCTTGAGCAGAGTGATGGTCTCATCGTCACGCCGTTGTATCTGGTACTGCACACTATCTCTCCGAGGGCTTTGTCATGATATATAGATGAAGCGGGTGCTCATGGATTCCCAAAAGTCTCCAATTCCTCCTCCTTATGTTCCGTTTCTGCCGCTTTCTTGCGTCTTCCGGGGTAATCCTTCTCTTCTTCCATCTCTTGCCCCTCTGGTTCTATCATATCATAATCTGGAAGGGCAGATGGATGAACCAATTCAGTTGGTCCTCTAGGAGATTCTACGTCGAAATACATACCCTTGCTACCAGACATGGGAAAATGTCCCTTCTCAAAATCATCAATCCTCTTCTCTAATCTAAGAAGAGCCTCTAGGTACTTCTTTGGTTTCTTGATGCTATCATCATCACCCGGTTTGATTATCCCTGCGCTCTCCTCCTCTGTCTCCTCTGGTGACATCTCATCCTGTAGTTTAGATTCCTTCAACATCTGTTTGAACACTGGTTTCCAATAGGTCTCAAGACTCTTAGCGAGGAGTATGGGATAATCGGACTCAGAAAGAGAAGCCATAGCGCTAACTGGATTGACGGGACTATCATCAACTATCTCGTACTTAACTAGGTCTTCCTCAAAGTGCAGGATGAAGTAGCCATCTTCCATCTCCATTCCGAATGGAATATGGAAGTCATCATCAGATTTGGTCATCAGAACCCACTTGGGGTGCTTCTCCTCTCCCTTCATGTAGGACGATTTAGCGTCTCTCAGTAGTAGTTTTGCGTCTTTGTTCTCCTCTAGGAGAGACTTCACAGAGCCCTTTAGACCCTCATCATCAGTAATCTTGAGTGTAGAGGGACTCGGAACCATTACATTCTCATGACTGTCGAATTGCCCTCTTAGCACCTTGACCCTCTCGCGGGTGCTCAAATCTGTGACATCAGTGCCATCGTACTCCATTATGTCAGAGATATGAAGCGTACCTTCGCTCATGACACAATCTATGATGTAATTCCTCTTGCAGACCTTCCTCAATGACTTCCTCATGGAATCGGTAGTTCCGAACTTCTCATGCTTGTCGTTGGTGATTGTGAGACTGTTCCTCCTCCTCTTGACCTTTATTCTCTCTCCCTCATAGAACACAGAGACTACCCACTCACCAGTGAATCCCCTCAACTGGTTAAGGTCGTCTATAGTGAAAATCTTATGCAAGGGGTCGATTAGTGGCATTTCCTTCGGTAAGTCGTCCTTGAGCAGTAGACCGGAAATAGTAGTGGGTCTCTCCTTGACCACAGCACCGGAATCGCTCTCACTGGGAGGAACTCCCGAATCCCCTATATCTTGATTGACCGATGGACCCCAAGGTAGTTTGGACAAGTCACCACTCACGAGTTGCTGTTGTACCTCCTCACCATGAATGTTTGCGTAGGAATCATGAGAAGGGAAGGGCAGAAACGAAGATTCTTCTGACCTTTTGGATTCAAATTTGATTTGTCCGGGTGTGTCGATTGGATTCATGGAACTTCTCACACTAGGATACATCTCACCCCCATCGTACGCCCCAATGGAGGGCGCTTGGAAGTAAGGGGTCACATGGACTCCCTCTCTGGAATGGTTCGGGTGCAACTCCACATCCGGGTACAACCCGGAGTGCATGAAGGTCGCAGAGACTTCGTGGTCGTGTGGCACAGGGATGTGTAGCACTATCTGCCTCAGTTTATCCTTCAACTCCTCTCTATGCGTTGAGGGTCTTCTTGGGTCTGTACCCTTGATAGGAAGGCCGAATAGAGAAAGCCCAAAGAAGTCCCTATCACTCTGCTTGTTAGGGTCATTGAATAGATTGTGCAATCTATCTACCGACTCATGCATGAGTCCAGCGGGATTCGGTACTCCTTCCGTCTTTTCCCCGGTTTCCTCATCGATTTTCGGGCGAGTAATCCATTTATTTTTGAATTTACTAATATGACCGGGTCTAACATTTTCCTGCCAAGTTGGTCTCTTGTCTACACCTCGTCTGAGATTGCGTTGGTGAGTCTCCTCTATTCTCGGCTCTACGTCCTTCTTTATCGCTTCCACGAGTTCGTCATAATGCACATCGACTAACTCAGAATAACTCTCTGGGCGATTCCAATCGTACCCGCTACTGTAATTTATGCCATTGGCCCATGTGGGGTCTTTCTCTCCCTCTCCGGTTTCCTCATCGATTCCCCAATCATTGGTCACTAAAGCCTCAGTCTGCAAGAATTGGCCGAGAGTCATGGCTCTGACTCCCATTCTCTTCTCACCCCACGTTTCCTCTGGTAGTGTCTGTAGATGCTCCAAGAAAGACTTCGCTACTTCTACGTCTCCCTCGTCATCTGGGTTCAACCCCAAACTAGGGTCGTTTAGGATTTCCTCTAATGTCCAGTCGGGGCTCAAAATATGAGCGCCCTTAATATGACCAATTTCTTTCCCTTCGTGATTCAGAGAGCCGACTATAGATGCTACAGGCGCAAAAGGCGAGCCCATTCCACGCCCCGTCGTTTCCTTCGCTACCTCACGGATGTCTGGAGCAGTCACCTTGATGCCATGGGAAGAATGGGGCATATGCATGAGAATCTTCTCAGCATCAGCGAGCATCTGAGCGTGGTTTGAGATGAACTTGGTAGGGTTGGATGGGTCGAATGCATCTGGGTCTGCTTTCAAATACAAGGGCATCAACACATCCCTCGCATAATCCTCCACTGATTTAGCGATACTGGCTTTCATCTCGTCATAATGCCGTCCGGCTGTCTTATGTCCCGTATGCACTTTAGACATTCTTTCAAATGGCTTCTCAAATTTCGGCTCTTCGGAAGTACCAGTGTTCACATACTCCCATGAACCGTCTGCTCCTATATTGAGTGAGTCGGATGTCATTCCCGGTTTCAATTGTAGGAATCTCTCTTTTCCCTCGTAGCGCCTCATCACACTGAGTAATTCGCCTTCTAATTCCTCTGTGGTCAAACGCCTACCAGTCTCATCCTCAATGACATCTTGAGTGCCTTTGAAATCAGTCATCTTCGTCCTCTCAATGTACCACTTGAGTTCTCCTAGAGTCTTGAAAAGGGCATTTGGATGCTGTGGTGTCCGAAGAATCATGTTATCTGGCATCTGGGAGAAGATGTCATCAGCATCCATCATCTGTCTCCAATCCACATCGGAATCACGATATCCAGTTCTATGCTCTCTTGCTACAGACCCGATACTAGATTGATTCTTCCCATGGATATCGTAAGGTGAGCCTAACATGACTTGACCGTTCTCATCGTTCCTCCAAACACCAGAAGAGTCCTTTGAGAATCTGTCACCGGGTCTATGCATCGCCCCTCTTAGTGTAGTGTCCTTGTACCACTCATGCTCGTGACTACGAGTCTTCTGGTCTGTGCTTAAATCATCGGTTTTCAAACCTATATTCGCTCCGATGCTCTCTGAGAAGCCAGAGTTCCTCTCAACTGGATTCGTCGCGTGTCCTGCTCCCTCTATCTGACCGAGATTGGAATACTGTATGTCATTAACAGTGCGACCAGAGGCAAACCAATTTCTTAATTTCGACTTCACACCACCAAGGTGGGTGAAGAGGCTATCTGTGAACCAGTTCTTGTTGTTCCTCGGAGCCTTCTTACCCCTCTTGATGGAGAATTCGTCATTAGGAGGAGTGGTCTCGTGTATAGAGAGAGCATCAATGAGATTCTGAGATGACCTATCACCCACATCCATGGCGCTCTTGACTAAGGGCGCTAAGAATCTCAGCATATCCGAATGTGGCTTGAGGTTGCCATTCTGGTCTAGAATCTCCCCAAAGAGACCAGTCGCTGGATAGTAGTTACCGATGTCCTCCAGTTCCCCGGTCTTCTCATTGATTTTCGGTTTACTGTTCATGCTGTCTGCTGTGAATGTATTGAAGATGGCCTCCAAGTAGTGGTTGTCTAACATTGGGAAGCCGCCTCCCTCAAACCATGCGTTTCTGTAGTTCCCTCTTCCCCTCGCCATCCCATCGCTATCGATTGAGTAATTCTCATTCTCGGTTTCGGGTCCATTATTGGCTATGATATAATGGGAATATATGTCCCGTAGTGGCTTCTCTCCCTTTGAGAATCCCATGTATGCTTCTCTCGCATCTCTTATCTCCTCCAATTCCTCCTTGGAGAAGTTGAAGGTATCGTGTTGGTTCCAGTTATCGAAAATTGGATGCTCTTCCATGGGTTGCAAGTCGCCATTATCATCTTGTTTCCAACCCACCAAATCAAGGAAGTCCTTGAAATGAAAATCTTGCTTGATTGAAGAGTTGATAGCCATACCAGCGCCAATAGAATCATATGCCTCTCTCATAGCGTCATATATCGGAGTGTCACTGACCAATTCCTCTCCGGTTTCCTTGTCTACCTTTCCTGTTGGTTTGAATCTGTGATACTTAACCCTCTGCTTGAAATAGCCGGGTTTCCTAATCCCAACCATAGGAAACACTCTATTCCCACCTCCTTTTTTGGCTTTCCAATTGGGCTTCCCAGCCAAATTCCCTTTGGTATGCAGAGGTAATCCTAGCATATGTCCCATGAAGTTCTTGAACTTGTCCATATAGGTGCTTTCCAAAGCATTGAACGTAGCAAAATTCTCATCTTCGTTTCTATCACCTATATCATTCGGCTTCTCTGGGTACTTCGGTGCATTGGGTGATAGTTTGGAATGACCCCTCTGAGTCGCCTTGTACTCCTGCATGACATGGGTTATGAAGTTCCTAACGAAGAGTCCCATTGGAATCGATGTCTTGTCATCCAATTCTACCGTCTGATGGTCATTGTGATTAACGCCTATCCTCCCGTTCTCATCACTCTTCATTATGTGATTCAGCACTTGTGACCTCTCTTTGGGACTCAACCACTGTAATCCGAAGGCTATACCAGCCCACCCCAAACTATGGGGGTGTCTCTTCTCACCCAGAATGATATTCTTCGCTTCCGCTTTGTGATTGGTATTCAGTTCGCTGAAACGAGTAATACCGAATTTCTCATATGCATATCTATCTAGTTCACGCTTGGCTTCTTCCTTCTTCGCTTTCTGTGCATAGGTGTCTTCTGGGTAATCCTCTAATTCCATGGGTTCCGGGTCAGAAGTATTCGGTGAATCCCAACTCATCTTCCTCTCTTCTATGTGCTTTATCCTCTTGTCCTTCTCATCGAGAGACTTGGTTTCCTCGTCTTGTCCCTCTAGCCATCTTGAGTAATCCCTCTCATACAGAAGATAATTGTGATGATGACCTTGTTTTCCAGATATCAGAGAGCCCAATAGGTTGTGGTCTCTCTCTATTTTATTGTCGGGATGAGCCATCAGTTTGGCTTTCTCTGTATCCTCAAGTTCATCGAAGGACTTGTCGTGTTCCTTCTTAGCGGCTCTTTCAAGTCTTTTCATCTCATCTTTTCTCTTGGCGCTGAAGGATGTCTTCATACCAGTGAAAGCATGATGAGTCGCATTCGCTCTCTCCAAGGACTCGTCCAAACGTGCTTGTTCCTCTAGAATGCTAGTCCCATTCTCCCAATCGTCCTTCATCACCTCACCAGCGAGCATATGGCAGAATGCCGGAAGGTTCACCTCCAGAGGTTTTCCATCATCGCCCTTCTGTGATTGCAAGGTGCTCCTCTGCCTCTTCCTCAGAGGATGGATAGAAGGATGCCAGAAGTGAAGGCCACCATATCCAGTCTTCACTTTTTCAGTTTCTGGGAGTATATCACCCGTATTCGGGTCTACTGCTAACCTATCGAACTTATCAGTGAGAGAAGGCCATATGGAAGCGAAGTCATAATGACTAACGGCATTCTTGTAGTTATTCTTCGCAAATTTGTGTTTACCCGGTAAAGCAGAAGCGATTCTAGTGAAGAGAGAGCCCTTCCCCTCTTGTTCTTTGTACTGCTGTTGCTTCCTCCTCTTTACTGTCTCCTTATGTGTAGACTCATCTATCTGCTTCTGTCTCAGCGCGTAAGGGTTGTCAGCCATCAACTCGTCCCATTCTCCCTCTTCCTCTTCCTCTTTCCTTATGACAGAAAAGCAAACTCGGTCTGCCCAACCGGATGGAATCTCCATTCCACGATTGGCTAGATTCATTAGGGACTTTCGATAATCCCCAGCCTCTTCCTCAAAATCAGAGGATTTCAGTATAGCGTCGAAAAGAGTGTCACGGTCTCTCAGATAAACCCGGAAAGCATCTTCTTGCACGCTAACATCTCCTACGCCCCATGCTTTTCTGGACATTGTGCCATAGGTACATTGTATAGTTTACAACCAACATGGCTGTCTCCACCACACTTCTCGCAGAGAGAAGTCTGTATTACGCCCTTCACTAGAACTCTGCCCATCTTGACGCCTCACTCAAGAGACTGCCCAGAATGTTCTTTGCCACCAGCGCTGTCTTCCTTCACGTTGGTGTCATGAGTGTTGAGTTTCTTGGAGAGGGCGTCCATGTTCACCGATGAACTCTTAGCGCCCTTGTTTGACACATCAGTCGAATCCAATAGTGCGTTGTTGGTGTTGTAGAAGGCGTTGCGCGAGGATTCACCTTGCACTATGTGGAATTCCTCTCCTGCTGGCTCTGTGCTGAAGGTCGTTGCTAGATGGTGGGTTCCCTTCTCTATCTCATCGGCTCTCTTCACTAGCCCCTCTGCCTTTTGGAGTATCTTCTCGACGTCTTTTGAGACTTCTTCATAACGTGGCTTCATCTAATACATCTCCTTTACTTCTTTGTGTTGTGCCGCCATGTCATGAATCTCCTCCCATGTCATGGTGTGAATCTCCTCGTTGGTGTAATTATCGGGTATGTCCTTGCTCTCCTTGAGGATTTCATCGCCTCTGAATCCATCGGGCATCACATCCTCGGAAAGAGGGGTGTTCATTGTGACGAAGCCTGCTTTCCTCAGCATGGCTTGGGGTGAACTCACTTCTCTTCTGAGTTGAGACAACTCAGCGTCCATGGCTTCCATCTTGGTGATTAGGGTGTTCATCAGTCTCTCTGTAGGAGATTCTTCCTCACTCACAATACCACCTTCACACTCTTCGTCCGAATGTTCCAGCGTGCTTCCTAATCTGTCCGTGAGACCTCGCTGAAATCACGATACCGGGTAACACATCGCCTCTCTGTGAGACATCGAAGTTCTGTCCGGTCTCATTGAACTTAGCCAGAGGAACACCACCAGCGAAGTGTGAAACACCACTCAAGTCCTCAAGAGTCTCGGACTTCTTTATCGCAGTAGTCAAATCGTCATCCAAGTATTCCGCGAACTTCTTTATCTCAGTGAGATGGAGCCTTGCGCTCATAGCGTCTCCACCTTCAATTGCCTTCTGAAAAGCCTCGGTGTGTACGCCGATTTTTCTCACCATAGGGTCCATCTTCTCTATATCCATAATGCTCACTACCTCATCCGACTATATATCGCTTATTTAGAACTATGCCCCTTTGATGCGTCTGGCGTTTGAAATACCCGCTTGATTCTTCTGTGCTAGTGAATTTGGTGGACCCCTCTGTTGGACACTAGTTACGGGCGAACCGATACCCGGACTGGTTCTACCTTGTGGACTCGCTGGACCCTGTGGGGTTCTGATACCCGCTCCTTCGCCTCCGGGTTGGGAAGGGGGGACTATCATATGACCACCCGGCATCTGACCGGGAGGCATACCGGGCGCTCCTCCGGGCGGTGGAGGCATTCCCGGTGCTCCTTGCTGTTGTTGTGGGTCAATCTTCTTGTACGTGAAGCGAATGTCCCTGTCGCCCTCTTCCATCAACTCTGGTTGATAGCCTAGCATGACCATCCTCTGAGCGAGGTTCACTTCCATCTCGTCTCTCCTCAGTCTGGTTATCTCGTCCTCCTCCTCGTTCGGATAGAGGGTAATCTTCCAATCGGTCACTCCCATCTGATTCAACATTCGTGGGAATAGGACATCGGTGTATACCTTCTGTCCGAACTCAACTGCCCTATTGGTGACTAGTATCTGCATACCCTCATTGTTGAGTCCACCACTCTTTCCATTGTCAATCATGAAGATGCTACTGACACCGTAGAAAGCGGCTATCCTGTTCCTCAACTCGTCCCTAACTGCTATGTATTGCATCTCCTCAAGAGTATCCATGAACTTAATCCAGTTCACACCACCCCTACCAGTCTGGCTCTCTATGCCGACTTTAGGGATATAATGGGGGTCTCTCTCCATCTTCTCATCGACTGTCTTCCAGAAGGACTTCATCGACTCAAGGTTATCAGTAGTGACGGAAATGATTCCCTTCGGTGAACGCCTCTTCTGGTATGCGGTATACATATAATTGTCCATCGCTGTCAGTGTCATGGCTTGTCTCCACATGGTATTGACAGGACTTCGACCATACAACTTGGATGGGTTGTACTTACTGAGATGTATGACCTCACCCTCAAGGTAGTATTGGGTCTTACCGCTTCCAGCCATATTGACATAATGAGCCTCTTGCTTCTCAGAACCACACACTTCACATGGAGAAGTCTCACCGGGATAGGAAATCTGGTCCCTGTGAAGAGGGCATACCTTGTACCTACCACCACGAACACCTCGCTTGTCAGCCACTATACGCATGAAGATTGGGTCTCCTCTGATGACTTCCTTTATCCTGTAGAATGCGATATCCGAGGTTTCTGGGTCCACATAGTATTCCTTGATGAGTATCAAGAAGGCATCATCAACCACGTTCAAGTCCCTCTCAATCTCATGGAGAACGTGAACGAAACTCTGCTCCATCGAGTTAGTCTGCTTGAGGAGCCACTTTGGATAAATCATCTGGTCTACCTCTGGCTCCCTCACTTGACTTCCACAGAGTTTGCACTCCTCCACCTCGTGGGTGTATTCCTCCTCACAGTCATCGCACTTGAAACGGAACTTCTTCTCCCAGAAATACCCTCTTCTGAAAATCTCCTGTGATAATTTGGATATGACTGTTCTCAGAATGAGGTTCTCATGAGACACCGCGTATAACGCCGGTATGGTAATTCCCTGCGCTAAGACTGGTTCTTGTATCCCTGTCGTATAGAGGGGCATTTGCGGCTCTGGTGTGGTTCTCCTTCTGAAAGGAGAGGCCAGATTTCTAATGAAGCGTCCGAGGATACCCGTTTCCTGCTCGTCAGCCATCAGAGACCCTCCTGCCACTTTCCTATATCATCCTTCGTGACGCCCCACTCATCAAGTAGACCGTCCCTTTTACCCTCAACGTCTTTCCAATTCTCGTATTTAACCAACTTCTTCAACTCCTCTTTTCTCATACCGTCTTTCTCATCTATGAAAGCCAACACCGCTTTGGCCTGTGTCTTCTTCATCTGAAGGTGAGGCATAATCTTATCCAGCAGTTTCCTTATGTCACCTTTAGAGTAGAACTGTAATCTGTGTTGGCTCCTCTGACTGTCCTTGTAGACCTTCTGGTCTAACTGAAGGACACCACAACCGAGGGTCTTCTGCAACTGCTCACAATGAATCTTACCTCTGCCACCAGTCGCTATGAAACCAGCACGTGGCTCACCTCTCTTTGTTATCGAGATATAACCATCAGCATCCAAGAAGCCAGCGGCATAGGCGAAGGGGTCTTTCAGAATCAGACCAGAGATATCCATCTTGACGAAAGTGCCTCTTTGTGCTCCTCCTATGATGTCCATCTCCTCACCGTATATGCTAATCATCTTGGAGAGTTTTGCCGTCGTCATGCTCTTATGCAATATCCCCTGTTCCAATAGATTCTCAAAGAGAGAGCGTCCACTCATGGGTCCATGAATCCCCAATAGTTCGGCTGAGGAAGAAAGGGCTTGATACTCATGCTTAGTAAGATTGTCAGTCTGATGCAATGTGGCCTTCCAAAGAGAGCGAGCCTCTCTCTTGTTCTCCATAGCAGAAACCCATTGCTTCTTCTGAACATCGTCCCAGACGTCATCATACTCATTGAGGTTCTTTATCATCTCATCAGCATCAGACCAAATCTTACAGGCTCTCATTAGACCAGCCTTTCGTGTATCACCGAACTTCCTAAGCGACTTCAGATTCCTATCATCCAAACCTAGAGAGAAGATGACATCATGTTGGTCTTCTACCCATCCTAAGTCATCTATAGTCTGATTGACCTCAAGAGCCTTCAAAGTACGAATGTCCGATATGATGTCATCTATCTCTTCCTTGGAGTCCTTGTTGTGTCTCCTTGCCTTACGCAATTTATCAACGAAGGCAGATGCACTATACCCAAGATGGTTCTCAAACCACCCATCTCCATTCTCAGCGAACAAATTCATACTATCAAATCCAATAAGAGTCATTCACATGGTAGTCTTTCACAGTAGTCGTGTTCATGGTATCATCCACCTGTCCTTCTTGGCCCCACCGCTGAACCACTCATCGAACTCTGGCATGATATCGTCAAGGAGGACTACCGTACCCTTGAACTCCTTAGTGGCCCAATTAGCGAGAGCGAGGCTCATCGCTAGGTCGTCATGGACACCAACGCTCTCCAACTTGCCGTTCTTCTGCATCCCGAAGCGATTTAACTCGGTCTCCAACTGATGTGTATACTTCCTGCTTTCTTCGTCACCATATGGAGTCTTGATGTGTCCCTGCTCAAATGCTAGTAGTAATGACATGAAAAGAGACTCCTTCTTGGTTCGTGTGGTCATGAATACTCTTATTGGCATATCAGCGGCTAACTCCTTCATCTCAGCCTCCAGCATACGCTGGAAGTTGTTCCCCTCAAGTTCAATCAAGTCTGGTTGGAACCTATTATTCAATATTACCATCATTCTCTTCTGCGCCATGCTGGACATACCCCTCTCGTGGACTACGTGAATCACCTGCTTGAGTGGTTCATTAGGTAGCATTCTCATCACCGTCATGGCTGTGAAGTCAGCGTTCTTGTCAGACGCGATAGCAGGGTCATGTCCGATGAAGTGCTGACCGAAGACGCCATCTGGCTCCCCATCCTCGTTGTAATTGGTCTCTGCTCTGGACATCAGTTTCAGTTCTGTGTCTCTTGCCGCCTCTAGTATGTCCATGGGGAACATACTCGCTACGTCATGGATTGGCTCGCATAGGTACTCTCGTGTGAACTGTATTGCTGGCATCGACATTCGCCTCTGCTCAAGGGAGTCCATGTCCCATCGTTCGGGCCAAAGTGCGATACCCTCCTCGTTTATGGCTGGGTAGGTCTCGACTCTGAACGTCTCCTTCTGCTCCAATTCGGCATACAGGTCGTTGTAGGAGAAGGGGGTTCCTACCATCATCAGTTTGCTACTGTGGTGGAGGACCGGGAGGAGGACACCGTAGAACCAGTCAGCGGTCTTCGCCAACTCGGTGGCTGTGGTTCCCCAGAGGATATCGTCACAGACGACTATGTCGGGGTGGAAACCACGAGTGGCTCCCCCGACTGACTTCGCCATCATACGACTGCCGTTTGAGAACTCAAAGTATGACTTGGCCCACGGCTTGCCCTGTGGCTTCAAGTGTCTGAGGACATCGTTCTCCTCTATGAGATTGCGAACGAACCTCATGTGCTCAAGAGTCTGCTCAAGGGAGTGAGAGAAGACCATCACGTGCTTGCCGGGATTGAAT